GCTTCACTCCATCTAAAAGAAAATATATTTCTTGAATATTGAATATTATCAATAACCAATCCTTTTAGATTGCTAAATGTTTCTGTTATTTCATTATCTTTTACTATTGCCCACATATTATCTCCTATTAACTTTCAGGTATATTTAAAGTTCTACCAATCTCTTGCCAAATTGATCCATTGTATCTGAATGAAAGAATGTCCGTTTTACCATCTGTATCTGTTGTCGTAGGAGGAGTATCTGCGGCAAAATTAAAAATTGCGTTCCATCCCATCGTATGACTTCCATTATAATTAATCTCTATACAAATAAATGCTCCTTCGACTGCATTACTTGGTTCGGAAATAGCCGTATTCTCCGTAGTCAGATGATATGCGTTTGGTTTTGCTTGAGCATCCCAAGCCACAGCATTTGAAGTTGAAGTTAATGCTTGTTGTGGAATTAAAGGTAGATCATTAAAATTAATTGCTCCTGTTCCATTTGTTGTTAAATCTATATCGCCATTTGCGCCATCAGCTAAAGTTATATTTCCAGAACTTGAACCATTATTTGTATTTAAAATTAAATCTCCTGTGCCTTGAGTAGTGAGTGTTGCGTCAACATTATTATCGCCAACCTGAACTGTATCTGCTCCAAGATTAACATCGCCTGTTCCGTTTGGAATAATGTCTATATCGGCATTGGAAGTTGAAACTATATCTTGTCCATTTAAATCTAAATCTCCACCAAGTTGTGGTGAAGCATCTTCTGAAACATTGGATAAAGTTCCTTTTGCATCCAACTGGGTTTGAATATCAGAAGTAACTCCGTCTAATCTTTGATACTCTGCATCGCTGACTGTTCCATCTGCAATTTTAGCCGCACCAATGCTGTTTACTCCAATGGTAATTGTTCCAGAAGAAGTAACAGGTGTGCTGGCAATTGTAAATTCTGATGATCCAGCGTCTCCCAATCCTACTGAAGTTACTGTTCCAACATTTTGAGGTGTAATTTTTGTAAATGCAATTGAACTAGAATCTAAAGTAGCCGAACTATCTGTAGTACAAAGCCAAAGAGTATTGTCATTGGATGTTCCTTGATTGATAACAACCATCTGTCCTGATATTTCATCTATTGTATCATATTCAGTTGATCTACTTGCAGCACCTGATGCTACAACTGTATAAATTCCATTTTGGCTACCAGTAGATTGATCTTTAAGTAAAACCTGATCTCCTGTAGCAAGTGTAACTCCATCAATGGTATCACCATTTTCAAGAGCTGACGCAATTGTTACATCTGCTGTTGATGCTGCTTCGCATATAATTCTTGTTCTCATTCCAGCAATAGCATTATCTACATAAGAAGTAGCTGCTTTTGTGTCCATTTGTGTTTGGACATTTGAGCTAACACCATCTAAATATTCTAATTCTGTTTTTGTTATATCCGATACTGCAATTTTTTGAGAGGCATTAGAAACTACAGCTCTACTAGCAGTTAAACTTTCTGTATCAATTGTTGTAGCAGAACCTGTAATGGTTGCCTGTTTAGTGTCAATCTGAGTTTGAATGGCAGAGGTTACTCCGTTTAAATAATCGTATTCTGCTGTAGAAACATTTCCACCGCCAATTTTAGCGGCACTAATTCCTGTAGGTATTGAATCATTGGTGCTAGTTATAATTCCTACATAAACAGAGGTAATGGCTTCATTGGATAATGAACCGCTATCCCATGTTACGTTGACTGTGGTATTGGTTGAAAAGGATGTGCTGGAAACAGTTCCATAAATTGTGCCTGGTGATGATGCAACTAATTTAATTCTTCTGTTTGCATGATAGACGGATGTAACATCCACTCCGTCAACAGTAAAAGCTGTAGCAGAAACATAAGTCGCAGTATAGGTTCCTGCACCGTCTCCATATTCTACCCACTGTCCATCATTATACCATTGTCTAATGTCCGCCATCACATCTCTGAAGGCGTTATTAATATTTGATGGTAGCATACCCTCTGCAACAGATACTGAGTTTGTTCCTGTTGTTGAGTTGCTTGCTGCTGTTGTGTTGTATTTACCTATATATGTTCCTGACATAATTCTCCTTAATTCATAAACCAGTTAAATGCTTTGTTGTTTTCTGTATTATTTTTATTGACCAAAGTATTAACCGCTTCTTCTAATTGTCTTTGAAAATATTCCTGCGTTTCAAAGGAATATCTAACATTATCTATATCTATTTTATCACTCATCTTATTCCTGCCCTTGTTGCCGAAATATCCACCCCTTGTGCATGATCGTATGTTGTTCCTGATGCGATTTTAACATTAGCCCTAATGTATCTTCCGGATTGTCTTACTGGATTAATACCGCTTGTAACTGTAGACGCTGAAGAAGATTCTGTAGCTGTGTCTTGCAGTCGTTCCCTTGTTTTAACTGTAACGGTTGATGATGCATTGATAAGAGGTCTAACGCCAAGTATGTTGGCTCTTAAACCTGGAAAGGGTTCCAGTTCATCGGTTTCTATTTCCGATTCATTTGAATTTCCAGAAAAGATCGCAGCGTTATAATCTGAATCTACTGCTCCTAAAAACATTTGTCCGCCACTCCAATAATCTGTATCTAGTGCGGCTCCTATATTTTCTAAATTTTCAGAAATAATATCCATAAGCTCTACCGTGTAGGCTCCTACAAACTGTGAAAATATTGAACTGGCACTAGCTTCTGCCAATGACCATTTTTGCGTAACATAATTATAAATAATTATTTTATCACAAATCCCTGTTGTGTTGGATGTGTTTGCTGTGCTTGGAAATAACCACATCGCCAATTGATTAAATGGATCCACGGCTGCACAAATTCTATCTGAAAATCCTTTATTAAGGTTAAGATCAAAATATCGATTCACCTTTTCAGAACCAATGGGTAAAATCTGATCTCCGTTAATTTGATAAAAACCATCGTCTGCATAAAAGAATATTTGCCTATTATCCTGACAAACGGTTCTTCCATACATCGCACCTCTATTGGGAGATATAACTGAAAGTCTAAATACCGTATTGCCACCCACATAGTCCATACGAATGATTTGGTTTTGTCTGAATACATAACCTACTTCGCCTGACGTTATGGCTACCACCTGTCCACCTGAACCTGGTAAATCTTGACTATCCGATTGACTTACTCCTGATGTCCACTCGGTCAAATCATTAATGCCTGACCATTGTATTCTGTTTGTTGCACCTGAAATATTTCCAGCTACCAAAAAATCCCTAACCACTCCTGAAACCCTGAATACAGGATTGCCGGTTGCTATATCGCTTAGATCGGCAAAGACAGATGATGTTCCCATTAAATAATACTGGGGAGCATCTACTCCGTTGCTTGCAATTATATATTCTCCAAATTGTGTGAAGGTAATAAAATCTGTTGTTGTTCCTGATAATGGAGAACCACCTGTAAAATCGGTAACGGCAAGCCTGGTATCATCAGAAGAAGTAACATCAAGGTTATCATTTCCTACTGCTGCCCTTGTAGCTGTAACTACATTTGCTGCTGGGTTGGCTGCTGAAAAATCGGCATGAGCATTAATACAGTTATAAATATTATCTGCCGTAGTATCATTATTAGTTTCAGTTTTAAATTCATCTGTTCCAGCAGTTCCTGTTGTAGAAGTAAATGTAACTGCTGTTCCAGCATGAGTTGTTAGAACAATAGTTGAACCATTTGCTATGTTTGCATAGTCGGTAACTGTAATGGTACAGGTTGCGTAAGAATTATTTAATAGTTTTCCGGCTGCACCAAGATCAGTAAATGTTCCTGATGATAGGGAATAAAGCGTATCTTTGGTTGCCACAAAGTTAAAAACGGTATTGGAATTATCCCTGAACGAAGCTGCTCCCCTTGAATCTTTAACGCAAGTATTGGAGCTATAATTCACCAGGGAAGGAAATCGTTTATAGGTATTGGCTGCATGATAAACATTGGTTGCAACATTGGCTCCCCTTTTATTATGATCCGGTTGATCCGGAAGCCATTCTCCAAAAGGTATCTGCATTCAATCTCCTAATTGTTGCTTGTCGCAGTGCTTGTATAACGACTGCCAAATGGCGATGCCACTGTATCTTCGGACCGGACTTGCAAGGGAGAACCAGAGAACTGATCTTCCCTGTCGTTTCTTTCCAGTCTTTCAAGTGCAGTAGTATACATTTGCTGCCATTGCTGAACCTGTCCAGGCTCAATGCCTCCTAAAAAATTTGCCGCATGGTATAAAGAACCGTACAGATAAATTGCAGGATGGCTTTCTAAAATATAATTCGTTGTGTTGTTGCTGGATAAAGCGTCAAAGGTTTTATAATAATTAATAATGCCAGAATATCCGGTGTCCGGTCTTGGTGAAAATCTGAATGTTTCTCCCAAGATGGTAAAGAGCTGCGGAGTTCCGGTTGTTGAAGTTCCTTTGATCTGATCCATGTGTGCAGGCGTTGTAAATCTTAAAGAATATTTTGTTGCACCTGACTTAATATAAAAATCCCTGACCTGTAAAAACCCTGTCGGCAAATCTATCGCTTCCTGGTCCACATTAAGTGTGGTCTGGGTAATCATTTTCCTAATTCTAAGTTTATTGTTAAAATCAGATTCTGTTAAAACAATAAAATCCTCCGCTATTTCGGAAGTTAAATCGGAACGGTTAAGCCAGTTGGCTATTGCCGTTTTTAAAGTTGAATAAGATGTTAAAGCCATAATAATCCTTTATGCACAGGCAACAAATAATTCTAAATCGCAAGCTGCGGTATTTGCCAATGCAGTAATATTAACAAGGTCGCCCAATGAAAGTGTCAGACCTGTTCCGTCAATTCCATCCATTGTGTCAACCACTCCACCTGACATGTCTGCGTTGTAGATAAAGGACTGCCCTTTATCCAGCTTCACTGCAAACTCGTCATCGTTTTCATTTTTAAATGTCAAGGTAACATGGTTGGTGTCGTCAAGATTGGTTAGCCTGATATACCTTACATCGCTTTCAATAAAAGTTCCTGACGCATTAGCGGTACTCATTGCCAAAACTTCTATTTCAGATGTCGGTACGGTAATAATTCTTTTTGATACTTCGTTGATAGATGCAACAGACAGGGTATTCTTAGATCCCTGATCTTTGCCGTTAAGATTGATTGCCTCTGTTAAAGTAACCGTTAAGGTTGCCGATGTAATTGTTGATGCCATATTTGTTTCCTATATATTTCCTGGTGCGGTTCTGAAATATCTGTACTCAGAACTGTTCAGTTTTTCTCTTAAAATTTTATTTTGTACCTGCTTGGGCAAGGCAAACCAATTGCTATTGTTTTGGTCTTTATGGTATTCTTTTGTCCAAATTTCTAAAACAATGGTAGGGATGGATGCCACCCTTTTTAAACTCTTGCCAGGCGAATAGCCATCGTTTTGAGTATAAAGTTTTTTATTGTGGTCCAGAATGGGCTTGTGATTGACGGATCTGTGATGAATTACCCCTTTATTTTCATGGGGTTCAAAAGTGTCTGTTATCAAACCTTCCGTTTCCTTGCTCCTGTTTTTCATTTGCCCTGACCTCTGTTACGTTTCTTCTTGTTTTTCTTATTCTTCTTTTTAGAGTGCTTGCCTTTACGCTTCTTCTTGGCTTTCTTTTCGTGTTTATAGCCGTATTTTGCTTTAGTCATTACGCACTAAGCTCAGTACAATACAAAGTACCATCGCCACTATTTCTAATAGCTGCCATTTTTTCACCTGGAGAAACTTTAATAATTTCCACTTCTCCTGCCGGCACATAACCATGACTGGTTGTGGCAGTTGGTGATGCAGCAAAAGTAATATGACAGTTTGTTGTTGAAACAACTCTTATATAATGAGTGCCATCCCCAAAAGCATTGCTTACTGCTGCACTTGATGATGCTACCGCTATTGTTTGAGTGGTTCCATGTCTTAAACCATAATTAACCATTGTTGTTTTCCTTATTTAATTAAATTAATTTTTTATATCTAAGGGGAAGTGCCGTTAGGCAATATCCCCTTAAATTCTGTAAATTATCTTCTGATAATGAATGTAACTACACATTCGCAAGCTGTAGATGATCCACCATCTGTAATCATTTCGATAGATCCATCTTCTTCAACTCTGTTAGCGGCAGTTGGTTCAGCAGTATCAACGTCTCCAGCAGCAGATCCAGATTGTGTTACTGTAATTCCGCCACCAGTTATAGCAGTTCCACCTATTTCCCAAGATAGGGCTGCGTCTGCAGATGTAATTGCATTTTTAATTGATGTTAAAATTTTAATAACATTTCCGCCATCAGGTATAGGTACAAAAGTTGAACCTGCTGTACTGATGTCGGTTATTTTAGCTGTTATAAAATAATCGTTTAGTGTTCTCATGTTTTTTTTTCCTTTATTTGCTTCGTTCCGCCATTGAATGACTTCAAAGACCAAACAAAATTATTATTAAAAAGAACAAGGCGGATTGCTCCGCCTTATCCTATATGTTTATTGATTATGAAGTTGTTAAATCAAAAACTCCGCCTGAAGCAGCTTCATTTCTGGATTCCAGAGTGTATTCTGCTAATAGGAATTGCTTTTGAGCATCTCCAGTTTTCGCAAGGTCATCCAATTGGAAGTCTCTCAAAAACGCAACCGCCCACATATCAGGTGTGATAATGTGAAGCGATCTTGATGGTGAGAATCTGTTTGGAGTTACCTGTAATGCACCAAAATCTGACTCGTAGATTTCCACAGCAGCAACTAATCTTTTGTTTTCAGCCGGATCGAATCTTGTTGATCCACCTGTAAAGCCAGATAGTTTTTGCTTGTTGAAAGAGCCTACTTGAAGCATCGTTGGATCTCCACCAGAATCCCAAACCAGCTTTAACGCTGCTTTTAATTGAGCTTCTGTGAATGCCCTCTGTGTTCCATCAGTTCTTGCATCAGAACCATCGCCTGTTGGTGATGCTGGATTACCAGCAGCCGACATAACATCGTTAGATGCTATCCATGATTCTACGCCACCTAGTTCTCTTGCAGTTGAGTCGTTACCTGCCACTTTAGCGTTGTTAGCACATAAAGAAGTTTCCATATCTCTTTTAAGCTCTTTTGAAGCCTTTGAGATTTGATAAGCTAGTTCGTTGTTACGACCAGCTTTATTAGTTGCTTCCAATGTACCAGAAACGATGACAGATTTAACTGCAATCTGAGAATAGTTTCCAAGTCTAGTAGTTGCAGTTGGTGCTGAGAAAGTAACTTCGTTACCTTCAATTGCAGCATTTGCACCTGACGCAGCGGCTAAAGAGTCTTTTTGCCATTCATGGTTTGTAAAACTAGCTTTTGCTTTCGCAATTGCAGACATGAAAGGAGTGTCAGTCGGACTAATGTTATAAATTACATTAGACAGATCTTCTCTTTCGCCAACAGCATCATAGGTACTATATGTATTGCTTACCTGTGCCATATATTTTTTCTCCTAAGTTATTGTTGTTTATTGTT